CGAAGCCGCCTATGGAAAGAAAAAGAAAAAGAAAAAATACCAGCGAGAAGCTCGGCAAGTTTCAAATCTAGAGCTAAGAAACCTCGACGATAATACGGTTACTGTTGAAGGTTACGCCGCCGTATTTAATCAACAAACAACGATCGGCGGCCAGTGGCGCGAGCAAATAGCGCCTGGTGCATTCTCTGATGCGCTCGATCGAGATGATGTTGTGTTTCTTATTAACCATGATGGTTTGCCATTAGCTCGCACCAGGTCGGGAACCTTGGAGTTATCAGAGGACGATCACGGCTTAAAAATGAAAGCGAGCCTGGACATTACTGATCCAGACGTCCGCTCGATCGTTCCAAAAATGAAGCGCGGCGATCTAGATAAAATGAGCTTTGCATTCATGCCTACTCGACAAGCTTGGCAAGACGGCGAAGAGATGCCGCTTAGAACAATTCAAGAGGCTAGTTTATTCGACGTCTCGATTGTCACGACGCCAGCATATGGCGGAACCGACATCGGACTTCGCAGCTTTCAAGAATATCAAGAACAAAGATCGCGGAGCCATGTCGCTCGCCGTCTTCGAATGAAATCCAAATTACTGAAATAGGGTCGGGTGCTCCTGATCTTAGCCCATTTTTTTCCTCCCCGGGCCTTGGGCAAGCCTACAATTAGAAAGGGACATTATGTCTGATCTTAAAAACCTTCGGGAGCAATTCGCTAATATAGCGACTGAAGCCCGATCTAAATTGTCTGAAATCGCTACAGATACAACTGAAGAAAGAGCCGCTGAAATCGAACGCGAATTCGATGCTATGATGGCCGACGCTGACAAAATCGAAGCGCGTATCGCTCGCGAAGAAAAAGCAGAAGCATTACAAGCTAAACTCGCTGAGCCGGACACTTCAAAAATCCCGGCCCCAGAAGGTCGCCAAACCCAGGCGGTCGATGCTGGCTTTCAAAAAGATTATCGCACAGCATTCGCTGAGTATATCTCAAAAGGCGGTGAGGCAAGTCTTGACGCAGAAACCCGATCTCTCTTGGTAGAAAAAAGAGTTCAAACTGTCGGAACAAATACCGCTGGTGGTTTTACAGTACCAACTGAAATGGCAACCTTTATTGAGCAATCAATGGCGGCGTCTGGCCCGATGTATACATCTGATCTATTCTCAGTCATCCAAACCGCTGACGGTCGCCAGTTCGACATTCCAACGATCGACGATACTGCAAAGGTTGCAGCGGCTCATACTGAGGGTGCGGACCCAACCAATGATGGAGGGGTTGACGCTGTTTTTGGAAGTAAGTCGGTCGGTGCATTTGCGTTTAATTCTGAGTTCATAAGATGGTCGGCGGAGCTTAATGCTGACAGCATTCTTAACATGGAAAGCTTGCTCGGTCAGTTAGTCGGTGAGCGCCTTGGACGTATTGCAAACTCTAAGTTGACAACTGGAAGCGGTTCAAGCGACGTCGAAGGTATCGTTACAAATTCGGCGGCTGGTAAGACAGCGGCAAGCGCGACGGCTATTGCAGCGGATGAAATCATCGATCTCATTCACTCAGTCGATCCAGCTTACCGTAGCGCACCATCAACCGCGATAATGATGAACGATAGCACTCTTGCAGCGATCAGAAAGCTAAAGGATGGAAACGGAAATTATCTCTGGCAGATGGGCAACTATCAAGCCGGTGTTCCACAGAACATTCTAGGCTATAACGTTGTCGTTAACCAAGCAATGGACAGCATAGCAACCGCGAAGAAAACAATCCTTTTCGGTGATATGAAAAAATTCTATGTCCGCAAAGCTGGCGGTATATCTATTCAAGTATTAACCGAGAGAATGGCTCCCGATTTAGCGATCCTTGGCTTTTTGAGAGTAGATGGCGTTCTGTCTAATACAGCGGCGATCAAGCACCTAGTTCAAGCTTAATACCTCTGGGGGGCGTTCGCGCCCTCCTCCCAATTAAGGAGCGATTAAATGAAATTGAAATTATTACAATCGATGGCCGGAATAGAATTTTCTCACAACCGGGGAGATATAATTGAGGTCGCAAACAACGACGAAGCAAAAAGATATATTGAAGTAGGTATCGCTGAGCCGGTCGAAGAAACAAAAATAGAGACAGCAACAAAGAAAACGCCGGAAAAGAAAACAGCGGTTAAAGAGAAATCTAAGGATTAATAAATGCCGACTTTAACTCTACAACATCGAATAGAGCTAGTAACAGCTCCGGCGACTGAGCCGTTAACTTTATCCGAGGTTAAAACACAGCTTAGGATTGAGCACGACGACGAAGACGCTTTGATCGCTCGATTGATACAAGCGGCTATCGATTATGTGGACGTTACCGGCACACTTGGGAAAGCTATGATTACCCAGACGTGGGGAGAGTGGGTTGCACCAAATCCCGGCACGGTTACGCTTTCCCTCGGCCCTATTCAGTCAGTAAGCGCTATAAAATATTACGATGCAGATAATAATCTACAAACTGACACTCTGAGTAATTATCATGTGCTCGGTCGTCCCGGCAAAACAATTGTCAAACCTAAGTCCGGGCAAAACTGGCCGACTGTATTTGTGCGCGATGATGCGATAAAAATTGAATACGTCGTCGGATACGGCGACACAGCTCGAACAGTCCCTCAGACAATTAGACATGGATTAATGATGCTGATCGGTCACTGGTACGAAAACCGAGAGAATGAACTAATCGGCACAATATCAAAAACGTTGCCTCATGGCTTCGAGGCGTTGATGGATTTCGAGCGAGGCTCCTGGTATGGCTAGGGCTGGCGCGATGCGCGACCGCGTTACTTTCCAGCGGATGGCCGCGACAACCGACGAATATGGAAACACGACCGGGACATTCAGCGACCACCTAACGCGCATGGGTGAGCTTAACGAGCGCGTCGGTCAACAGCGCACGGAGCAAGGTGTTTTAACGGATGTATCTCGAGCGAGCTTAAAAATTCGCCGGGATAGCTCGACGAAAACTGTAACGATTGCGGATCGTGTATTTGCGCGAAATACAAACTGGTCGATCAGGTCAATCTCTCAATTCGACGGCAAGGGAACCATTATTGAAATGATGCTGGAAAAAGGCGTCGCAACATGAATTTCAAAGGCGCGTTCCGTTCTAAGGAACTTCAAAGAGCGCTTAAGAAACTTCCCGGTGAATACACAAAAAACATTATCGTCGCTCAGGAAAAGACAGCAAAAGAGATTTTAAAGTTTATGCGGATCATGGCTCCAGGTGATGCAAACACAAGTGGAGAGCTGAAAGACGGAATGTACATCCAGCGTGAGGATGGCGGTCGTCGTATATCGGCGGAAGCCGCCCGGCCAAATAAAGAAGACCAAATCAAAGCTGTAGCAATTCACGTTGGTCGGTCAAGGGGTGATCGAGGCACGACGGTCGGTATCCCTTTTGTTGGTCGCGCTCGACAGATTGGGACGGCAAAGCACAAGGGTCGAATGAACCGGGCGCTTTTAAAAGCTAGAAAAGATTTAGGATTAAGAAAATGAGTAATGGTTTTGCTCTCGAGCTACAAAAGGGAATAAGAGCGTCCCTGGTGGCCGATAGCTCTATTACTGATATTGTATCAACGAGAGTTTATGATGAACCTCCCGAAGGCGTTACGTTTCCCTATGTACGTTTCGGGAGAATAGAACCGACTTCGAGCGATACAGACGCCTCTTTAGGAGCTGAGGTCGCTCTGACGATAGAAGGGTTTAGCCGGGCAACTGGCCGGGTCCAGGCAACTCAAATAGCCGAAGCAATACGAGCGTCGCTACACCGACAAGAGGCAAGCGTTTCTTTATCTGGTTACACTTTAGTCGAACTTATCTGTGAGAATTATTTCATTGATCGAGAACGTGACGAACGCGGTAATGTCGCGACCGTTGTATTCTCGGCAATGCTGCAAGCCTCTTGAGGCTAAGCCCCAACCCTCGCGCTTTGGGCAAGCGTATTAACTGCTATTAGGAGAACTTAAATGGCAAAGCAACTCGGACGCGCCTTTCTTTTGAAAATTGGGGATGGCGGAGGCTCAGAAAGTTTTACAACTTTGGCTGGCATTAATTCAAAATCAATTACGATTAACAACTCAAGTATAGACGTCACAACGCCGGACGCAACCTCTCCCGAGGGCGCTCTGTTTGCGTCGTCGCTAAATGGATTGAAGTCTTTTAGCGTAAGCGGCGACGGTATCTTTTTGGATGAAACCGCTGAGGCAAGATTGAACACGGTCGCAATGGCAGCGGATAACTCTGCTAACTTTCAAGTGATCGTTCCAGACTTCGGGACTTTTGCTGGAGCTTTCAGAGTAACAAGCTTTGAGCTTGGCGGTGAGAGCGAAGGTTCTGTAACCTTTTCTGCATCTCTAGAAAGTACTGGTACGGTAACATTTACGGCCGCTTAATACATGAGCATTACAGCCGAAGCTCCCCGGGGTGGCGTCGTCGATCAGATCGACGGCGTTACTTACACACTTATTTTGCGCAAT